AATTCCATATCTCGATACCATGCCAAAAGCTCGCTCGTCATGATATTAGGAGTCATGATGGCTTGCCCAGGGCCAAATTTCGTATCGCTTGCTGCTAACTTAAATGAGCCGTACTTCTTTTGAATTCGGCCCCGAACGTTCCATCTAACGTACGCGAGCTTGGTCAGTGTATTGTAGTCAAGGAATGACGCATCTGGCGTTCCAAAACTATCCTTCTGATACGTGGTGATAAGCCTGTCGATGATGGCGTTATTCCCCCCGTCCAAGCGGTATGTGCTGGCTCCGGATGTAAGAAAGCTTTGCCGCGTTGCACGTGAAAACTGGCTTGCCGCGGGAGGCGGGATTAGATGCTTCAATGGAAGCGTGGATAGGTTTGCCGCGGGATCTGTCTTGCTCGCCGCTTGCGCTGTCACATCACAGATGACACTCCATGGCGTCGAAGGGGATAGGCCAACGGACATAACCGTGGATTGCTTGCTATTTCTTGCCGGGGCCGCAGTAAATGTAGTCGTAGTCGAAGCGTCGCCGCGAATTCCGACATGAAGCAAGCCCTCGAGCGCAACCATTGGGCCCCATCTGTTCTCAAGCTCGGTCTCCCAAAGACCAATCGCCGTAGAGTCGTATACTCCAATTGCGATTTTGTCGTACTGCGTATCGGCGCCCAGTGCGGCAATTACCGCTGAGGCCGCTGGGTTCGTGGCTCCGCCGGTTAGCGTTGCCGCGCTTACTGTATTGGTAATACCGGCCACGTCCGCGTCTCCGTCCTGGAAGTTTTTCGAGATGGCGATATCGTTACCGCTCGTGCCTTTCCAGCGACACGTAACTGTTACAGTCCCAGTAGAAACGCTCGACGTGACGTGCAGATATGGACTCGTCATCGCGTTTATAGCGGCATTGACTGCAGCGGCAACGGTATTAGCGGTATCTCCATTGGCCACGCCCGCGGTAATGCGAACGCCATGGATATAGATGCTAATCGTGCCTGCAGCAGTCGCAGTACCGGCGAAAATAAAGGTCCCTGAGGCTGCGACGCCGGCCCCATTTTCTGCCTGACCGATTGCGAGCAACTTCGTGGTTGGGTCTACTTCACGGTAGGCGCGACACATGGCTGCAAGTTGCGAGCCGACACCGAAGAAGCCATCGCCGTCTTGAACGCCGAAAACTTCTTTGACTGTTAGCGCGGCAATGCTTCCTGTAGCCAATCGAATGCCGGAAAGCAGAACGGTAAGTGGTTTGGCGGGAGTCGGTGAACTCGCTCCCGTAGAATCGAAATCAACAAACGCGCCCGGCGTTCGGGTCGTTGTTGGAATATTTTGTGAAAAGGGCATTTACTTATTTCTCCTCGTTGGATTTTTTGGCTGGCTTTTTATCCACGACCTCGAGCGCTCCATCCGCGATGTGTCGTGCGATAAAGTTATCTATTTCAACGGACGTTCCTTCTTGGGGAATTCGACTTCCGTCCGGCATAACAACAACCCGCGGGGTGCCGTCGGGCAATGGAAGTGGGATTACTAATTGTTTCATGGTTTTCCTATGGGTTAATGTCGACGATGTCTTGTGCTTCTAGGGCGGTTGTTAATTCTGTGGCTACCTCTGCAGCGGTGGCTCCGGCCTTAATAAGCTGCCAATCAAGCTTCAAAGACTCAAAAGCAAGAAGCTCATCTGGGGTAACAAGGCCTGCCGGCGGATCTGACCATACGATGAAATCCATCTGCCCCTGAAAGGATGGGTATGTAAGCGAGCCTCCGCCGTCTTGAGCGAATAAATATTTAACTGTTGCGCTATTTATTTCGTATCGAGCGACGTGTGCCGCTTTCAGTACCGCCAGCCCGCTAGATACGTTGGGATGGCAGCCCATCTTAAGGTTCTTATAAATTGTTTCCCAGACGGCCCTAAGAATATCCCAGCGATCGAAATATTTTCCGTGCGGTGTTGGGTCTACATAGTAATCAAATCGTATGGTTGTACGCTCTTGGTAATCAAAATCGCTCGGCGAGTCTTCCCGGTCTTGGAATCTCCATACATTTAGCCATGGCAGCTTCGTTCTCTCCATCGCCGTGATGGGGATAGGCGAGATTGAATAGCCATTAATGGCATCTTGGCTAAGAACGCTTTGCAGATCGGTATTTGTAGAGCCAACCGCAAGAATCAATGCGGCCTGAACTACATTATCGGTAGAGTTTTCTAAGCTCATCGTCTACCAACGCTGATAGAGCCTGGGGAAACGCGTTCTCCGCCGCTTACGATGAGCGTGAGTCCCTGAAGCTCATCCTCGAACTTTTTCGCATACATTTGCTGCTTGTAGGCAAAGAGATCTGATTGATTCCCGGTAGTGAGGTTGACTGCGAATAAATGCTCTGCTGCGCCGAATAGAACGGCGCGCTTAATCTGCGCAGGGCCTTGTAAATCGGAATAATAAATAGGTGGCGAACGACGTGATAGAAAGTCTAATACTACATCGAGGCCGTATTGACGCGCCGGCTTAGCGGTGCCTCCCCAAAGCAAGGGGATTAGATTTGTAAGCTCTCCGCCGAGGAACTGATTAAGTTCATCGTCAGTGCATACAAGATTGGCGTCGGTTGTCATTTGTCTAATGCTAGGTTGATAGCGTCAGTAAATATTTCTGAGATTGGTTCTGCATATTGTTCTGGGTCTAGGAAAGGCTGCGCCTTAGTCCCTGGATGCATCACGCGCTTAGCGAATGCGAAGCCTGGTCCCCTGGAATTCGGGAACCTCAGGGCTTTGCGCGAAATGGGCTCAATAACATGAGGGCGAGTGCCATAGTTTACGAATGCCGCATAAGGAGCAAGGGCATTAACTTGGCCCTCGAGGCTGCCGCCAATAAAGCTTCCTGAAATTGCTCCGCCTTGGATAGAAGCAACGAGAGCGCCAGTTTTGACCGGCGCAATGCCCTTGGCTTCTCTTGCGACGTAATCAACCGACAGCTGCATGGCGTCTCCTGCCGCTTGGTCGATGGCCTCAGAAAAATTACCAAAGGACTCTTCGTCGAATTCTAAGTCAATGGTTATCATCTTCGATGCCTAGCTTCTCTGCTATTTTATCCCTAAGATCTCTTTTACTGGTGTTCTTTGGAATGCTGCCACCAAGCTTTTTGAGGAGATCTACAAGTTCATGCTTCGGCATGTCCTCAATATCTTCTATGCTGAGCCCGCATCCCGGAGCATCTTGCACAACCGCTTCAACGGATTCTAATATTTCGGCTTTGGCCGTTTCGATTTTTTCTTTTTTATCATTGGTATCTAAGACCTGAGGGCGCAGGGAGGCCCGTAGCTCAGTGGCCCTGGTCGCCTTCCCTGTGCTCTCAAGATGACTGATAATTCTGCTAAGCGTTTCATCGTCCCACGGTTCAATAATAAGTGCTGTTCCCCAGGCGCTATACTGACGCGCAACGAATCGGCCAGAGACTGGCTCTGTACTGACGCCGTCGCGATAAGTAACGCCGAGGAAAGAATCGTTATTGGCTTTGAGTTTCAGCCGGTAAGCGCCGGCCGGAAACCCATCGACTATTGGGAGTTCTGAAATACTTAGCATAAGCCTTAGAACAAGATCCCGCGAAATCGCGCGGCTGCTAGCTTAGAACGCAAACATGGCGCTCCAATCCAGCGAACACGGGTTCGACGGGCATCTTTGCCTTCCAGCGGACCGATGTCCTCAATAAAGAAGCCTGCTACTGGACGTGTTCTCGGGTCTGCATCAGGAGTCTCAATGCTGCCTTGGCTTTGCGCCGCGAGGAAGAATCCTTCATCGGGACTCAAGCTCACTAGATAAGCACTCGAAGCCGTATTGCTGACTTCATTATTCAGAATGTAGTCATTACGGAGAATCGGGATGCCTCGATATGCAGGAACTGCTCCGACATATCCTGGCACTGCCGTTGTTTCCGGCATCGTTCCGCCCAAGGACCTGAGTACCGAATAGTGCTTTTCAAGCAACGCGCTATTCATGACAAATGCCAGTTTCTCCGGCACTTTGACCAAGCTGATAAGTTGGTCGAGTTGCTGAAGCGAATAAGCAACGCCCGAGCCCGTAGAGCCAAGAAGCTGGCCGGGATCTAAAAGCACGTTCAACCCGTCAAACTCATTTGTTGAGCTTGTAAAGTTAAGCGTGGTTTCGCCGTTCGTTGTAGCGCTTGCCACTGTAAGCGTCACCGTAATGTAATAGCTTTCATTGAAGCTCTTCAATACGTATGAGCCGTTAGACGCCGCGGCGACCGCCACGCCATAATCAGCATCGCCAGGGGCGCGGAACTGCCAGAGCGTGCCAGCGTTTGTATATTTGATAGAGCCGCCACCAAGACGAACGCTATCAATATGCGGTCCGACAGCAATTGCTGTGATCGCCGCAAACGGGTTAGCTGAGCTTCCCAGGGCAAAGCCGGTAGCATAACCGCCA